TTTTGTAACCAATGATTCCAAGTTGGTACATCCAGTAAATGCCAGTAACAGTATTATAACCAATACAATGGAGATTGCAACCTTAAAAGTTTCAATAAACCACTTTATAAATAGAATGATCTTATTTAGCATTATTCATCATCCTATCATACCAATCTTGTCCATAAGTTGCTTTCATAAACTCTTCTGCAACTTTAATACCATATTGTTTTTTTAATTTTTCAAAGCTCATTCCTATAGACTCCGCTGAATCCCATTTGTATTGGTCACGTTTATAAGCATTACCTATATCAATAGTGGCAGATGGTTTTGCATTCGGTTTTGACGGTCTGAATGTAAACATCTCATTAAGAGCGTTTTTCACTTCATCACTTCCCAGAAATCCAACTAATGCCTTTGCATATCCTAATGGACCACTGTTCTGTGTTGACGTTATTCCAGGTGTGCCAGTATTGATTTCTGCATCATGTTTTGCTTCCTTTGCCTTTGCTTCTGCGATTTCTTTTTGTGCAACAGTTGTTGCCACATCCGCTTTCATTTTTGTAAGTGCCAAGTAATTGAGAGCCTTTTCTTGCATACTTGGTCCGCTATACTGCGGTGCATGGGTTTGAATTGGTGCTGATGCTTGTGCTACGGAACCTGCTGCCAATGTAGGGCTAAGCCCTGCTGCCTTCAGATCTGCAACTCTTCTTTGTGTTGCGTTATCCTCACGCTCCCATGCTTTCTGTTGCATGTTTTTTTGGTAGTTCAAATTTCTTTGTTGCATTACCAAATTTCCAATGCCTAGTCCAATATCCGCTACCGCTCCCATAGGATTCAATACGTCCATAATATCCATAGTTCCCATTTTTTCTGTCCTTTTTCCACCGTTGGTGTCAATGGGCCATATTATCATCAAGTAGACTAATATGGCCCATCCGCCGCCTATTCGGTCGGCTTTTCTTCTGGTACAGGTTCGTCGCTGTTGGCGACTTCTTCCGGTACCTTTTCGCCCTGGTATTTTCCATCCAGGGCCAACATGATCTGACTTGCGTCCGCCATGTCGAAATTGGCTTCTCTAGTGGGGAAAGTTTCAAAATTTTCCTCACCATTCAGCATGTCATACTCTTCTTGTCTCGCCAATACAAGACGCTCTCCAGCACGAATCATCGAGTTTATCTGCTGGTTTGTATTGAGGTAATTCTGTTCTGTGATAATTTCACCAGAATTTTTTTCCGGCATTTTTGCCGGTCTTTCATACTTGGTATACATAAACATTTTTGTTTACTCCTTAATTGTGGTCAATCAATCCCGGCTCTGCCATCGCCGGCATTGGTCTCAGTGCTGTGATTATGTTTCCAATGTTCATAATCAATCCAGGTTCTGTCGGTACAGCAAATATTCGCTTGTCAGGATTACAGAGGATAAAGGACTCATTGAGCAGGGGAGGACTTGAGAACTGTCTTCCCAGGTGCCAGTAATCCAATGTGTCACGCATGTTGCCACAAACCATATTGGACTTGCTGCGCATTTCATTGTAGCGCCCCTGGTAACCGAATACTGTCTTATTCTCAGATTCGACTCCTGTTGCATAGATCTCCGCCTGTTCAATCGGTTGTTCCGACAAGTGCGCAAATTCGGGAAAGTAAAAATCGTATTTACTCCGTCTAAGCCACTGTCGGTTAATTCCCTGCTGATATGCCGACCTCGGCATGACAGACAGGATTCCAATAATCAAGCCGAACTCCTGTACGCGATAGGTTCCGGCCATGTTACCGCTTGCGCTGATACCATGCCCTGCCAAATTACCTTGAGGTGTAGTTGCATCGGTGCTTGATGTCTGGAGTACTTCCGAAATAATGACAGGTGCTTTGGTACCTCCAATATATTCTGGTCGGTCAAGACGTTCATCGCGAGGTGATACACCATAATGCGCCTGAAGGAACTCAGTGTACCTAACACCAGCGCGTGCGTTGCGCTCCATCCAACGCTGAATTTGAAATGCAAGACGCAAATCTGATACATCGAATGTTGTAGCATTTGAAAGGTCAATAGCATTATCATCAAGTTTTGTTTTATTGACCGTAACATCTCTTATAGGATTAACTTTTTCTGATTGGGTTGTATTCCCATATACCATATTATTAACAGACCATGCATAGGTTGTTTTATTCAGAAAATTAATATCATTAAATTCTGCATTCACTACTCCACTTATCGGCAATGCAGGTGCAATTCCTCTTTGCTGGAACGGCAACGCACTTGTAAAGTAGTCCTTTTCCCAACTTCGTCTCAAAATCGACTCGTTTGTCAGTGCTACCTCAGATTGAAGAGTCTGGTCGCGATAATAATCGTTATAGACCATATTATAAGCACGCCGAGGAAAATCCAGCGGTAGCGCTCCTGTTGGGACGATTCCAGTAGGAAAGCCAAGATAATCCCAAAGGGAACCAATAGCAGTATTTGTAGGATTCCATACAGGAAGTGTTGCGCTTGAATCACCGTTGGGACCTCCGCTAATAAATTCTTCCCAGTCTGCTTCAAGAAGCCTATAGGGCACGAAAAAATCATGAATATAAATATTCATTTCGTGCATTACAGGTGCGACCAAAGGCTGGAACCTAGTTACAACCTCATGCCCGAGACGTATAACGTCTCCAGGTACCACTTCTTCACACATGATGGGATACAACAGTCCCATGTCTCCGTCCATCTTTTTCTCGTAGGATAGGTTGAACGCACTTCTGGATGGACGGTTGTTTTTTGTCCTTGAATAGATGTTACTCATTATCAATGATCTCCTTTTCAAACTTGAGGCCGTTGTACACTTCTTCTGGCACACAGACAGACATCGGTTCCTCATAATTTTCGCTGTCAAAGTCTCCGACCTTGTACAATTCAAATTCAGCAGGATATTCAACTGTTTTCATCAGCTGATTGAATTGTCGTTGTGCAACTGCATCATTCTTTGCAGTAAACACTGGTCCATATTCGTCCGCCGCTTCATCATAAATTGTGTAAATTCCTGATTTCATATTTTTGTTCCTTTTTGACTTTTGCGGTAGTAACCACAAAAGTTTAATTTTTTTATACGCCTTTTCTTGCGTATAGTTTGTTTTTTGCTTCTAGCGTTTTTTTGTTTTGCTCTCGGCTTTCTTCTCGGAGGCAAGCTTTTTCGTATTCGGTTGTTGCTCCTCTTCGTTTCGCCCTTTCCTCAAACTCCGCTTCCCTCTCTAAAGCCTTTTCCTTGAGCAAATCAGTATCCAACGCCAGAACCTTTTTGTAATACCTGGGCAAGCCCATATTATTTCCGTTTTGTGTAACACACATTTTTTGACGGATTTGTTCTTCATTTTTTAAGACATAGTTTTTTCCTAATCCTTTCGAAACCAGGTGAAATGGTGCTTCTCTTCCCTGGTATATTTCTTTTGCTAACTCTCCACTGAACTTCTTTTGTACATAGCCGGCAACGTATTGAATGGAATCATGTTCAACTGCGCCGCTATCTACTATTCCTTGTCCCCATGCCTTGCAAATATTCTCATAATCAAAATCATTCAAACCGAAGAATATTACATGATAATGGGGCCTTGAACTTTCATCGCCGTATTCTCCGGCAAGATAGTATTTAAATTTTCTATTAGGATAAAGTTTTCTAAGCCTTTTGAGAAACAACTGTGCATCACGCTTTTTTATACTTCCATTCTCTGGCAGATATTCAGGAGCATAAGTAAGAGTAACGTATATTGTTGCTTCCCAGTCATAAGACTCATTCATCATCCTAACCGTCCATTCTCGTGTTGTGGAGATCCTGCAGGCCATACATCTTCCGCAGGGTACTAGAAAGCCCTGCGGTTGATCAGTCTTACCGAAATCATATTTCGGGTTCCTGATTATTACAGGGCTTGTACATTGCATCCTACAGCCTTATTCCGCCACGAGAGCCGTAGTAATTGCGTATGCGCCGACTTTTGCCGAAATTCTTATGACTTCTTTTTTTTCCTCTGCCTTTGCGATATGCCATGTTTCTTTGTCTCCTATTTTCAACAGAGTATTTTCTTTTACACTGTTGTCAGTTGTGTTTTTTGTAACCAATGATTCCAAGTTGGTACATCCAGTAAATGCCAGTAACAGTATTATAACCAATACAATGGAGATTGCAACCTTAAAAGTTTCAATTATCCACTTTATAAATAGAATGATCTTATTTAGCATTATTCATCATCCTATCATACCAATCATCACCATACGTTGCTTTCATAAACTCCTCCGCAACTTTTACACCATACTGTTTTTTGAACTTCTCAAAATTTTGTCCTATAGCTTCCGCCGAATCCCACTTGTATTCATCACGTTTGTAAGCATTACCTAAGTCAATAGTGTCAGATGGTTTTGCACTCGGTTTTGCCGGTCTGAATGTAAACATCTCATTTAGAGCATTTTTCACTTCGTCACTTGCCAAAAATCCAACTAATGCCTTTGCATAACCTAGTGGTCCACTGTTCTGTGTTGATGTTATTCCAGGAGTGCCAGTGTTAATTTCCGCATCATGCTTTGCTTCCTTTGCCTTTGCTTCTGCAATTTCCTTTTGTGCTACAGTTGTTGCCACATCAGCTTTCATTTTTGTCATTGCCAGATAATTGAGCGCCTTATCTTGCAAACTAGGTCCGTTGTATTGAGGTGCATGGGTTTGTATTGGTGCAGACGCTTGCGCTGCTGAACCTGCTGCCAATGTCGGGCTAAGCCCTGATGCCTTGAGATCAGCTACTCTTCTCTGTGTCGCATTGTCCTCACGTTCCCATGCTTTCTGTTGCATCTCTTTCTGATATGCAAGATTATCCTTTTGCATATTATAGTTTTTCATTCCTAGTGCAATGTCCGCTACCGCTCCAACAGGATTCAAAATATCCATAATTCCCATTTTTTTTGTCCTTTTTCCACCGTTGGTGTCAATGGGCCATATTATCATCAAGTAGACTAATATGGCCCAGACGCCGCCTATTCGGTCGGCTTTTCTTCTAGTACAGGTTCATCGCTTTTGGCGACTTCTTTCTGTACATCTTCGCCCTGGTATTTTCCATCCAGGGCTAACATGATCTGACTTGCATCAGCCATGTCAAAATCAGCATCTCGTGTTGGGAAAGTTTCAAACTTTTCCTCACCATTCAGCATGTCGAACTCTTCTTGTCTCGCCAGTACAAGACGTTCACCAGCACGAATCATCGAGTTAATCTGCTGGTTTGTATTCAAATAATTCTGTTCTGTGATAATTTCACCAGAATTAACTTCCGGCATTTTTGCCGGTCTTTCATATTTGGTGTACATAAACATTTTTGTTTACTCCTTAGTTGTGATCAATAAATCCAGGCTCTGCCATTGCAGGCATGGGACGAAGCGCAGTGATAATGTTACCGATGTTCATTATCAATCCAGGTTCTGACGGTACCGCAAATATTCGCTTGTCAGGATTACAGAGTATGAAGGATTCGTTGAGCAGGGGAGGGCTTGAGAACTGTCTACCGAGATGCCAGTAATCCAATGTGTCACGCATGTTGCCACAAACCATGTTGGATTTACTCCGCATTTCATTGTAGCGCCCTTGATAACCGAAAACTGTTTTATTTTCGGATTCAACTGCTGTTGCATAGATCTCCGCCTGTTCGATCGGTTGTTCCGACAAGTGAGCAAATTCCGGAAAGTAAAAATCATATTTACTCCTTCTCAGCCACTGTCGGTTGATACCTTGCTGATATGCCGACCTCGGCATAACTGACAGGATACCGATAATCAAACCAAACTCCTGCACTCGATAGGTTCCTGCCATGTTTCCGCTTGCGCTGATACCATGACCGGCCAAGTTACCCTGGGGAGTAGTTGCATCAGTGCTGGAAGTCTGCAAGACTTCCGAAATGATAACAGGTGCCTTTGTTCCGCCGATATACTCTGGACGGTCGAGACGTTCGTCACGAGGTGACACACCATAATGTATCTGAAGGAATTCGGTATACCTCACACCTGCACGAGCATTCCGCTCCATCCAACGCTGAATTTGAAAAGCAAGACGCAAATCTGATACGTCAAAAGTTGTAGCATTTGACAAATCAACAGAATTGTCCTCTAGCTTTGCTTTATCTACCGTAACTCCGCTTAGCGGATTGACTTTAGTCGCATATGTAGTATGCGTATACACCATTTTATTTGTATCACTAGACCATGAATAATTAGTTTTATTCAGAAAATCAATATTATTGAATTCTGCACTAACTATCCCACTTATCGGCAAAGCTGGCGCTATACCTCTTTGCTGGAATGGCAGCGCGCTGGTAAAGTAGTCCTTTTCCCAGCTTCTCCGCAGAATCGACTCGTTTGTCAGTGCTACTTCAGACTGAAGAGTCTGGTCACGATAATAATCGTTGTAGACCATGTTATAAGCACGCCTAGGAAAATCCAGCGGAAGCGCTCCTGTTGGGACGACTCCAGTAGGAAAGCCAAGGTAATCCCAAAGGGAACCAATAGCATTATTTGTAGGATTCCAAAGAGGAAGTGTTGCGCTTGAATCACCGTTAGGACCTCCACTGATAAACTCTTCCCAGTCGTCACTAAGTATCCTGTACGGCACGAAAAAGTCATGTATGTAGATATTCATTTCGTGCATAACAGGTGCCACAAGTGGCTGGAATCTCGTAACTACCTCATGCCCGAGACGAATAACGTCTCCAGGTACCACTTCTTCACACATGATGGGATACAACAGTCCCATGTCACCGTCCATCTTTTTTTCATAGGACAAATTGAACGCACTTCTAGCTGGACGGTTGTTGCGTGTTCTTGAATAGATATTACTCATTATCAATGATCTCCTTTTCTACCTTAAGGCCGTTGTACACTTCTTCTGGTACACAGACAGACAGAGGCGACTCATAATTCTCGCTGTCAAAATCTCCGACCTTATACAATTCAAATTCAGCAGGATACTCAACTGTTTTCATCAGCTGATTGAATTGCCTTTGGGCAACCGCATCATTCTTTGCAGTAAACACTGGTCCGTACTCGTCTGCCGCTTCATCATAAATTGTGTAAATTCCTGATTTCATATTTTTGTTCCTTTTTGACTTTTGCGGTAGTAACCACAA